ATAATCTTAATAATCATCGTTTTTTCAGTTCTTGGATTTTGTTTATGGTATTCTATCATTGATTTCGAGGTAGATTCTGATATTTTTTTCTTAATTTTTTCCGAACGATTTTTACCTAAATTCCATTTTCCAAAATTTAATGTTTGTAAATGATGTTTTGATATTTTTTCACCCACTGTTAATTTTGAATTTTCATCTGTAGACCAATGATTAAAACGATGATTATTAAGATTATAATATCTTTTGCCTAATTCTTCATTTTTAATTTTAGATAACCATCTATATTCTTCTTCTAATAAATCTTTTTTATTCGTATAAACCTTACATAATATTTTTCTTTTAAAGTCATCTGGTCTTCTTTTATATGCTTTTTTTAACCAAGAAGAACTGCAAATATAATTATCATCTTCTGTTCCCCAATGACATCCAATATAATATCTTTTATGTTTGCGATCATACCAAAGGTATACTATTCCATATTTCATATAATACTCCAAATAAACTACTTAATATTGAAGTATTTAGTATAAAAGGTATTAAAGATATATTTCCTAAACTAAATGGATCTTTGACACTAAAATCTACAAATGTGTCAGATTCTTTTTGTATTTCGTCCGAATCGTCTGCTGGTATTTTATCTCCAACAGAAGAACCCTCTAGTGTTATATATTCAGAATCTTCTGTTAATAATGGTTCTCCAAATTCTGTATCAACTGTCCAATCAAGAATATTTGTGCTAAATTTAGTTTGTAGAGAATCAATTTCAGGAATACCAGTATTGAATTTTTCACCAGCATATTCAAACAATTCACATGTCAATTTATATGATTGTATTCCACCCATTTGAAAGAACATTTCAAATTTATCTGTATACTTAATTTGAAAACATTTGTTGTTTAAAGGAAAATATAATAAATCTCCTTCGTTTGGTCTGGTTTGTGTTGTGATTGTAGATACTTCTGAATTGAAAACTCTTACAGACATAGCAAATATAATTTGATCTCTTATTTCAAGACCAAACTTTGACATAAAATTACCATCTCCACCAAATCCCATAACATTTTCTAGATATACACAAACAGGAATGGCTTTTTCATAAGAAGACTGATCATCAGCACCATATACGGAATCATAGTTGTTTAGTTTACGAGGAATATAAAAAGTATCCATACCATAAATTGATATAGCTTCGGTAACTAAATCTTCTATTAACTGTTGTTCTTGTGAAGACTTAAAATTATTAAAGAAGAAGTTAGATTGACCGTTAAAAGCAACCATTATTATCTTCCTCTTATTATTAATTTGAACATGTAATTATCCGTATGCAAAAACATTTCCACTGCTGGAAGTTGGTTTAGTTGTACCTTTAGGATGTTCTTGATTATCACCTTCAGCATCATCACCCAAAGCAACTATAATTTTTTTACCTTCAATATAAACATTTTTGGCACCGAATTCTGCAATTAGATTTCCAGCACCATGGCTATTAGGATCACCCTCGACTGCCCACAATTTACTATTAACATATACAGTAGATTGATTTTCAACTGTAGTAACTGCATTACATGCTCTAGAATCGCTATCTCTATGTGCTCCTGGCATAATTATCCGATCATATCTGTTACAGGGAGTGAATAGGTTGATATCATTTCTTTCTCTAATGCTAAACGTTCGTTTGTAGCATCATTAAGAATTTTTTCACCATTAAATTTTATTCCACCAGGAAGTGTCATTCCTGTAAATTTTGTAAGATTATTGCCCCATTGTTGTTTGATTAGACATTCTGCATATCTAGCCAACCAACGATCTGACCAAACATCTGAATATGTGTCAGGATGAACAATTTGATAAGCTTCGGCAATTAAATAATCACCAACATTTAATCTATCCCAATCCATATCTATATATAATTTATTAATATGTCTATTGTATCTAAGAGGTTGTTTACCAACCAATAGGTATTCTAAAAATTGAATATGTTGTAGTGCCATATAGTATGGAACCATAGAAACAGATGTTAGTGTATATAAATCATTAAGAGCGATTTGATAACGAATATTAAAAAGGTTGTTAGTTCCCAAAGCAGACCCAATATCAAAAATATTAACAACGCCAATGATATTTTCAGGGACAGTGACATATTTGTTATCTTTGTCTTGTTGTGTTATTTGATATTTGTAATAAATTTTTTCGGCACCATCAAAATGATAGTCCCAATAATAACGCAAAGCTTCATCAATACGATCTTCAACTTGATCGTCATCAACATTTATTTCAATAACTGGTTTGCCTAATTTTCTTAGACAATATTCTTTAAAAGAATTTCTGTCTGTTGGAACTGCCATTAAAACTTTCCTCTTAACTTTAAGGTATTTATATAAAAAAAAATAAAGGGACTTTTTGCCCCTTTATTTATCAAAATGTATATTTGTTATTTACCTGTTCCGGGATTTAATGTTTCTTCTTTCCAATCCTTTTCTTTACCATCATCTTTTACATCAATTCCTGTTGGAACTTTAACTTCTTCACTATCGATTGAATCACCATGTGGAACTTTGTCTTTTGAATCGCCCATTTTATTCTCCTTAACCTAAAATTTTAGTTTTTACCTTGTCTAAATTTTCTTTAACCCATGCTGGTTGAGCCAAAAAATTCCAACCAACAATTAATCCTACTGCTACTCCTAATAAGAACATTTTTTTCTCCTTATGAAATTTCTAACTTAGTACCATCCTTTGAAGATGATTTTTTTGTTGATGTTGGTAATGGTGTCGCTGTTGGTGCTGTTGTAATAGGTTGTACATTATAAGACTTTTGATTTTGAATTATAGTATCTCCCATCTTAGCAATAGCTCTTGAACCAAACCAAAATCCCATGATTGAGCCAAAAATAGCCATTGTGTAAACATCCCATACAGCATTAAGGATTGCAACTCCATCATATCCTTTAGAAAACATAAACCATGCTGCTGTAATTTTTACTATGCAGAACATAGCAAAAAAGAAATATGTTATTAATGGCCTAATAGAAGCCCTAAGTGTTTCCATATATCCAGAAGCATGAATATTATTATCGCTATCTCGTAGAGATTTCCCCTCGTCAACCAACGAAGTGAGTTCGATATTGTCTTTAGCAGCCTGTATCTGTAACTTAATAACTTCAAGTTCATATGCTTTTTGTGTCTTTAGTTCTAGTACTTTAATTGCATTTGGTAGTATACCAGTTAAAGCACCTATTATTGCTGATAAAATTGTCAACATATTATTTATGTCCTATTAAGGTGATGATGGTGTTGTATTTGATGTTGAAATTGGCATAGACAAATTTGCTGGATTTGTTATACTTTGTACTATTTGCAACTTCTCTTGAGTTCTATTCCAAGCAGTGACACCCACAATAGTTAACATAGCCATATGATATAAACCACCACCTCTTAGTGAAAATGGAACCCAAGTATTTAATAATTCTATATTTTTTCCATAAAATATTCCAAACAATAATGGAAACAAAACAAAATCAAAAACACAAACAACAAGATAAGACCAAGCTATAGCTGGTCTCCAGAGTCTGTGAAAATAATCGAAACTATAGTACATATAATGCATGTTTATTCCGTAATTCTTGCTGCTTTATAAATTTTAACCCATCTATCGATCATTTCTTTTTCAGACATATGTTGAAATTGTTTCATGTTTGAAAGTTCTTTTAATATATCTTCTTTTGTATAAATTATAGGATCTTCATTACCAACTTCAAATATCATATATTTATACATTTTCATATTCTCTAAAATAATTAAATAATAAAATTGTTAATCCTGGAAGTAAAACGCCACCAAGACTTCCTATTACTGTTATTACTGGATTATTAAATAGTAGCCCATATGCAAATATTGGTATACCAATAATTAGAGATAGAAGAATACCATAAAACATTCCGGATTCAGTAACCTTTTCGGGCCATAACATAGTCATTATTGTTGGAAGTAGAGTTGATGCTCTAAGTGCTCCGTATATTAAAAATAAGTGAACGATTTCTATACCTGGAATATTCGCTATTAAGAATGATAACATAGCTAATATTATCATAGAAATTTTACTTGTTAATAATGAATTTAGATTGTATTTTGAAGATATATCATGTCCTGCAATAGATGAAGCAGCACAAAATTTAGAATCTAATATGGAAGTTATACTTGAAATTACTATAATAGAAAATAATAATACACCTAAAGTACCGATAGAATTATAGATCAATTCTAAATTGACAAATTGTTTTACTTTGGCATTATACTCTAGACCGGCAGCAGCAAACCCTAATAAACCCATAGAAATTGGTACTATGATAAAAATGACTGCTGCTAATAAAAACGAACTTTGTCTATATTGAGAGTTTATACTGAATGCTCTTTGCCAAAAAGCTTGATCGCCAAATGGGCCAGAAAGAAGTCCTATGGCTGTTGGTAACCCAAAAGTAGCAAATATGATCCATCCCTTCTGGTCAAAAAGGCTTAAACTATCTTTCGTTATTCCAGCAAACCCTTTGACAATAGTTTCAAGTCCTCCAGAATATGATACTGTCAAAGTTATCATTACAAATCCAACAAAATATATTACTATAATTTTTAAATAATCTGTAATAACACTAGATTTAAGACCAAAAAAAAGAGAATATGAAAGAGGCATTAATATCAAAATTACACTGGACCAAAAAAAATCTATATTAGATACTATGGATAGAAATTTTGCACCTGCTAATATCTGTGTAGCAAATGCACCTAGAGTCAATCCAAGTAAACTTATCCAATACATTATTTGAACTCTAGAAGAATACAATCTTCCCATATATTCTGATAAAGTATATCCTTGGGAAAATATATTTGTTATTTTATTTACCAAAAAAGCAAACAAAACTAATGCTAAAAAATTAGGAACACAGAACCAAAAAAGTCCTATCCAACCATTAACATATGCTTGAAATGAAGAAATGAATAAGGAAGGAGCCCATATCCAACTTGCTGCTATAGAAAATGATGATTCAAAGAATCCGAGTTTTCTATCAGCTAATAAAAATTTAGACTTAGTTGAATTGTAATTTTTTGCAAAAATCCAAGAAACCACTAAAGATGTTAAAAACAATATACTTAATAATAAAAATAAATATTGATTGTCAAATTTCATTTTACCCTCATACTTTATAATTTACATCTGTTTTAAATTCATATAATTTCAAATAACATTCTTCTTGATTAAATTTTCTACTTTCATATATTTTACTCATTGTTTTTTTATCATATTTCATAATTTTACTAATAACTTCTAGGCCGGTAGTAAGTCTTGCCATAGCAGAATGGTCGTCTGACCAATCTATAGAACTGAGTTTGAAATAATCGTTATCAGTATCTAAAAATTCCCAAGAAGAAAGTTTTGGACGAAATGGCATACCAAGTTCAACATATGAGAGATTTTTGCCAGCATATTTTTTTAAAAATTGAATTTCTGGAGTATTTCTGTGGACATATTCATAATATTTAAAAATATGTGGAGAATATGTATCAAATAAAAGTATTCTGTTAAGATCTATCCCTCTCATTAACCCAAAATTAGGTTTGAGAAAATTACCAAAGCAAATATTATCTATTCTATTCATAAAAAAATATCCAATACCAACCACAATTTTTTCATCATACATATTCATATATTTTTTCATAGCATCATATTGAAAAATGTTCCCGGTACCAACAGAACTTGTAAAAAAATTTTGTTCAAATAGCATTTCTTCAAGAGATTCTTTATTATATGAAACTTCAAAAACATTCAATTCTTTTTTATATTTTTTACAAAATTCCTTAGCGTAAAATAACTCTATATTGTTTGAACTAAAATTAAATGTGTTTTTGATAAAAACAATTTTACAATCTATTCCTGCTAAAATATAACCTAATGCTTTTGTTTGTGAATCAATCCCCCCTGAGATAAATATTGTTTTTATCTTAGTTGAATCGTATATATCGACTGCTTGTTGAATTAATGCATCTTTATATGTATAATGTTTAAATTCTTTTGGGTAATGTTGAACAATAACATTATTATTTATATATTTACACCAGTTATTATAAAAATAGTTTTCAATCATATTACAACCTATCATGAAAATTGAAGAAATATCTTTTGAAACAATACAAGAAATATGGTATGAAGAAGATATGTGGGGTCAACTTGCATATGCTGAGCCTGTAAATACATTGCTGTATTTAAAAGGGTATAATAACAAAATTCGAGACTTATCTTATTCAACTCCTGTATATTATGCATATTTAGTAGATGGCAATATAGCAGGTGTAAATTCATTTCATAAAGTTAATGAAAAGCAGTGTAGATCTAGAGGTCTTTATGTTTATCCTAAATACAGGAAAATGAATATAGGAATAGAATTATTAAAATATGCTATAGATCAAAATAAAAATAAAGGGTATGATTTTATATGGTCTATGCCCAGATCAACTGCTATTGAAACCTACAAGAAAGCAGGATTTAAAATGACAACTGAAATAATATCACACTTACCTGATGGCCAAAAACTACTTTATAACAACTGTTTTTGCAAAAAAATATATTAGGATAAACGTATGAACACTTTCTATATGAATGAAGAAGGTTCAGTTAAAATTTATATACCTGAAGAATACAAGAAATTAGGAGTTTCTTTATCAGGTGGTGCTGATTCTGCCTTTATGACATATCTTCTTTTTCAGCATATAACAACTTATAAATTGAATAAAGAGATATATTTTATTTCTAGTATTATTTCATCTAAAGGTAAATGGAAAATATTTTATATTGAAGAAATAATAGATTTTATAGAAGAAGTGTTCCCTTATGTGAATATTGTAGAAAAAAATATATTTTATGTAGACGATATTAAACAATTATGGGATTATCAAAAAACTATTATCAAAAACAAAAAAGTTGATTTGATATTAAATGCGACAACTAAAAATCCGCCATACGAAGATCTTATAAAATATGATATGTTAAGAGATAGACTTACAGATAGAGATGAAAAAATTAGAGATGAATGGAGAAATGAGTTAGGAGGAATTGTATATAAACCCTTCATAAATTTAAATAAGAAATTTATAGCTAAAGGTTTTAACGATTATGATCTCATGAAATCTCTTTATTTAAAAACAATATCTTGCGAAAAAAAACTTGGCGCAAATAATTTCAATGAAGATCCTTGTAAGAAATGCTGGTGGTGCAGAGAAAAAAAATGGGCATTTGGTGTTTATGATAATGGTATTGAATAATGGAAAAATTTATAAAAACACCTTGGTGTATAAACCCTTTCATTACATTTTCTATTTCATCAGATGGTAAATATCGTCTGTGCTGTCAGTCTAGAGAAATAGAAAATTATGATATTAACAATATGCATGTGGAGGATTATTTTTCATCTGAATTTATTAATAATATAAGACATGATATGTTAAATAAAAATATGAGCAAAGAAATTTATTATCTCTGTAAATCATGTATTAAAGAAGAAGACAAAGGTCTTGTATCTAAAAGAATGAAAGATAATAGATCTCATAACAGAAAACCTAAAACTATAAAAAGCGTTAACAATTTTATAAAAAATTCAAATGGGTATGATATTTTAAATATAAGATTTTTAGATATCAACATGTTAGGAAATCTTTGCAATTATAAATGCATCATGTGCTGGTACAAATCATCCTCAAGAATATCTGCTGAAAATGTCATTAACAATTTAAATATAGATAATAATGAGTCAATAATTGTACCTTATGATTCTGAGAAAAGCAAAAAAATTTTTTTCGATACTATTTTTGATATATTTCAAACAGTAGATAAAATAAATTTTTTTGGTGGTGAACCTCTCATACACCCAGATTTTGAAGAAATAATTGAGAAATTATCTAATTCTCATAATGCAAACAATATAGAAGTTTATATCATATCTAATGGCTCTCATATACCAGATTATATTTTTTCAAAAAGTAAAAAATTTAAAAATTTTAAATTATTAATTTCAATAGATGGCGTATCAGACAAAGCAGAATATATTAGATTTGGAACTAAATGGAGGATTTTTCATAACAATATAGATAAACTTGTTTACAATAATATAAATTTAACATTTAATGTTGCTATACAAATGTTAAATGTAGGTTATATGGATGAAATTTACGGTTATTTAATTAATAAAAAAATTAAAGAGAATCAAATATTTAATTGCTATGTTAACTACCCTGAATATTTTGATGCCATTAATTTACCAGCGGAAATCAAACAATCATATTTAAATAGATTAGAAAAGGATAAAAATTATAAATTTTATCAATCTAAAGTAGAATCAATTTTGAAATCAGAATTTTATGATAACAAAATATTCAAAGATGGTATTTCTAAATTAAAATTTTATGATAAAATAAGAAAAAATAATTTGCTTGATAATTTTCCAGAATTTTCAGAGTATTATTTTTTATAATGTCCCTATGACCATAAATCTTTTATATTTACCAGACTCATTCAAATCGTTGAATTCTAATTCACCACCATAATGTATAAACTCTATATTATGAAGTTCAATCAAATCTAATAAACTATTACAACAATTTATATGAGATGGTTCGTCAAACATATTGTTTGACTGTATAACAAAAATGGGCTCCATAGGATATCTATCTCTAAACATATAAAAAGATTCTTTCATATGTTCGGAGGAACAATTAATCACTATGTCGGCATCAGATTTCTTAGTTTCTTTCCAATAATCTTGATTTATTATTTGAACTTTGTATTCAACTTTAAATATTCGAGAATACATTTTTGCGACTAGACATGCAGAATTATCAATATCATACATCTTAATATATTGTATATCAAAATTTTTAAACAAAAAATCTGCCAGAGGCCACCCAAACCAAGAGCCTACTATCTCTATTTTTAAAGGCCCTTTTAATGTTTTTATGTTTTTCAATTCATCTATTAACCAACTTTTTGCAATTATTTGGTTTGGAAATAGACTATCAATTACATTAATATTTCTTTTGGAAGCCCAATCATTTATTTTCAAATATCTTGACATCGTAATATAATCAATATTCATCGTATGATTCCCATATGTCTAAAGCCCAATCAAATGTATCTGACAGTTCTACATGCATTCTATTAAGTTTTACTAAATGTGATGTGTTGAATAAACAACATTTAGCATTTTCGTTGAATTGATATTTATTGGGACCATCGTTATAATTATAAAATATGCCTGATTTCCAAAAATCTAAAGTTTTTTTTGGATAATGTTCATAAAACAAATACTTATCACATGAATCATATTCTAATATAAGTCTTTCTTTGTTAGTAATAAAATGATCATATAAAAATTTAGCATTATCAAATTCCCATCTAACAAACGAAGAATTTATAAAGCATTCTTCTTTTGCAAATAAATTTTTTAGACGATATTTGGGAGTCCAGTCTGTCCATATAAAGGTAGGTTTGTTTATTTCTTGAGTGCACAAACTTGTTATATCAGAATGGATAAGAATATCAAGATCTAATAATAAATTATTTTCAGAAGTATAATCATGCATCAATTTTAGTTTTTCACTGGTAAATACTGAAGTATTTTCAAACAAAGAATAATCTATAATTTGTACTTCTTTTATTATTTTATCTGGGTTATCTGTTATACAATGAAAAACGAATGGCATTTTTAAATGTTTGGATAACGCTGTATATAGTCTATTAACATAGACATGATCATACTTTGTGCCCCATTTAAAGCAATAAATATTCATATTAACCTCAATTATTGGATATAGTATTTATGTTAAATGTCGTATGTGTAAAATGGGGAACAAAATATAGTTCTGAATATGTCAACAGATTAGAAACTATGATCAAAAGAAATTTAACAGTGCCATTTCAAATGTATTGTTATACAGACGATTCTTTTGACATTAATCGTTCTATCGAAACCATTCCTATATGCAAAGAAGATGATTTGGAGACATACTGGAACAAATTAGCCATATTCAAATTATTTAAAGGCAAATGTATATACTTAGATTTAGATACAGTCATTCAAAATAATATAGATGATATAGTCAATTATACAAATAAATTAACAGGAGTTTATACTTATTGGAATGACGTAAAAACAGATGGCAATTTTCCTTTTGCCACTTTAAAATGGAAAGTCCCATTTAATTCATCCGTTCTTGCATGGAATGCCGAAGATTACTATTGGGTTTGGGATAAATTTATGCAAGATAGAGATTGGAACATAATAAAATATTATGGAGATGATAAATTTTTAGGAAATGAAGTGCAACATAAAAATACATTTCCACAAGATTGGATATATTCAAGATTATATGGAAGAAAAGAAAACGATACTCCAACAGAAATAGTTAAAATACATGAAGGATACCATGAAGGCTGGTATTATTTTTCAGATTGTAAATTTTGTTTATTCAATGGACCCACAGAAGATATACATTACAAAGGATTTGAAAAATATTGGTCATGATAGAAACTAATTTTATAATAGGTATGTCCAATAATGAAATATCTAAAAAATATATGGAAATAACTATACCTGAAATTAAAAGAGTTACATTTCAAGATGTCAATATATGGGAAGCAACAATCCCAGAAACTTTACCCGACGGGCCTCTCCAATTTGTTAAAACTAAACCAACAAAAGGTACACCCTTTTCTAAAAATTTAAGCGCAACGGAAAAATCTGTTTGGTATAGTCATTATAGATTGTGGAAACATATTTATGAAAATAAATTAAATTCTTGGGTATTTGAGCATGATGTTGATTTGTCATGTATTGATATATTGCTTATTGCTAATGAAAAAAAATTTATAACAGCAAAAGATTTTGGATGTCTCGAATGTTACTATATTACACATGAAGCAGCCAAAATCTTGATTGATTATTCAGAAAGTGAAAAAATTTACTATCAAATAGATGGATTTGTTAATTATTTGATGAGATATAGATTTAATTTAAAAAATATAAGCACTACTAAAAAATTAAAAATAAGTCAATTGACAATGTTTGGAAATACTATAGATCATCAACCATCATCTGCCACATAGATTCGTCTGGAATTACATATCCAAAGGTCAATCTTTCGCTTCTTGATCTAGCACAATGCCAAGTAATTTTATCTGGTTCTTCTCTTTTACCAAAATATCCAACTTTGGCTTGCCAGCCTTTTTTATCTTCTTGAGTTACAATTTGTTCTGTTATAGGATCACGGTATCTAAAATAACCATTCCCATCTTTATTATATGAAAGTAAAATATTGTATCCATGACAATTCCAATTAGTATGCCATCCCATATATCCACCATTTGGATAATACATTTTTACAGCACAAAATTTAGCACCAAAAAAATTATTTAATTTAGTATCGACATCAATAATTTTTTCTCGAAAAGAACGAGGAGTTGATTCTACAAGAGTTAAGTCTATTCCATAAGTTACTTCTGGAAATCCTATATGTTTTTCTTTATTGATAGAATCTAAATATTCTTTGCTTGTGTGATATTCATTTTCATCTGGAACACCACCAATATTTATTTTACTTCTATCTTGAGAGAAAAACCATTCAGCATATGTATCAACTATTTTTAATAATTCTGGATTTAAAGGTTTATCTATAACTTTCATATTTACCTCACAGTATGGTGATATATAACTATAGGTTTATCAGTTTCCGATGACAAATATCCGTTAACAAAGTTCCAACGAGCATCGTCAGTAAAATATTTTCTTTTTATAGCATATTTTGTTTTATTTTGCAACCACCAATATGACCATTGATCCCATGCTCTCAATTCTTCAGGATATAACTTAGTATCCCATTTCCATTCTCTAGATTCTTGTTTTTGATATAGTAACCACCATTGTTTCATAAACTCAATAACTTTTGGTGTAGATCTATACATAAACAATCCACAGTGATCTGTTAATTCTCCGCCAGGAAAAACTGATATTTTGCCATTATAACCACGAATTTTTGTCATCAAAATATCAGTATCTGATTCCATTTGGTCAAAAATATACTGTATATCTGGATGCATAATTTCAACATCAGCATCTAGATATACAGTCAAATCGTATGGTGTTTTTGATAGAGCCCAAAGTTTGGCTCTTTTATTATTTGGGGCTCCACCTACTACATTATCAAAGATGTCAAATAAATAAGGTTCAATCCATTCATCTATAGTAAATAAAGTTACATGACAATTAAAATAATATTCTTTTAATGTTTCTGCACAAAAAACTGCCGAATGAAGAAATGATTTATTAAGAGATGCTACAATGATAAATCCTTTAGGTAGTCTTTTTTCTTCCTCTTTTTGGTTTATCTTCTGTTGTTTCAATAACTGGTTCTTCATTAGTTACAACCTCATCTTTTTTCATACTTTCCATAAATACAAGAGTAGAAGTATATGCATATATTTCTGTTAATGATTTTGCTTTACGAATTTTAGATTTCATCTCAGTATTTTTACTATTTTTAATTTCATCCATTGAAAATGCTTCAAGTTTTGCATTGAATATAATTTCATTTTTCATAACCTCTTCACGTTCTTTTTGTTTTTGTCTTTCATGATTTCTTTTTTGACTAATTTCATCTAGATAAATTTTTGTATTATCAGTTAATACTTTTTCGCCGAAATGCTCAATAATTTCTTTCCAGTCTGGATTGCCTTGTTCAGTGTTCGAAACATAAGCTTGTGCAACTCTACCATCTTCATAGTGAAATTCACAGAAAATTTGAGTTTTGCTATCATTAGCCCATCTTACATTTTTAATAGTTCTTTTCATTTTAAGCTGTCCTTATCCATAAACTAACAGTTGAGACTGTATCTTTTGTTGCTAAAAGTGTATTTCCTGTGTAACCACCAGAGTATGTTCCAGTAAATGATGATGAATATGATCCTGTATATGTACCAGAAAAGAATCCAGTATATGTACCAGAAAAGAATCCAGTATAATAACCAGTATAATAACCAGTATAATAACCACCTATAATACCAGAATATGGAAAATAATATACATAAGTACCAGCATATGCGCCAGCAAACGCTGTACTGTATGATCCAGTGAATCCTCTTGAATACGACCCTGTATAATTGCCAGAGAAAAATCCTGTATAACTGCCTGAATAACTGCCTGTATAAGAAACATTGCCTGTTTGTTCACGAGTATCAGAAAATGCGCTTCCTGCAACAATCCAAGTACCACCACTAACAGGAGCATTTTGCTGTAATCTATATTGTCCAATACCACTTGAAACTATATAGTTTCTAAAAACAGGAAGAAGTCCTTCTAATTCAGTATCACTCATTTCTTTTAGAGAATGAATATTTCCGTTAATAACATCTTTTAATGGTCTATATGTAGTAGGTGCAGAATCAGAGGTTTTTCTCCATAAATAGGTTGTTGTATTTCCACCAGATGCTTTATCAAGTATTGTCGCTATAGATGTCCAAGTGCCGCCCACAGGCGCTGTAGTTTGTAATTTATATGATCCTAATCCAGAAGCAACTAAATTTGATGCTGCTATTGACGTTATATATCCTTGAATATCTGTGTTGCTCTGTGTAGTTATACCCTGTCCTGGTGTATATTGAACAGGTCTTGTGCTAATAGCAGTAGCATCTGTAGTTAAATCTTGATAGAAATCGTATGTTTCTGATGTAATTGTGGTTCCGATAGGATGATCGCCAACATTATATGGTCTATATGTATCAGTAAAAGTACCTATGAGAGTAAGAGAACCTGGAGAAACAGGATTTACAGAAAGTGTTCCTACACCAGCAGTATTTGAAGCAAATACATTTAACAATATATAAGAAGCATAATTAATTTCGGTGTTGGACATCTCTTTAAGAGATTTAGGTGATGTTTCTGATTGTATTCTTATTGGTCTAGTCATAACAATTCACCTATATTATGGAAAAACTTGATTGTTGCTTATATCGTAAACTTTTAGTAATTGTGTGGTATCTGCAACAGTTTTCCATGCACTTGCTGAATACATTTCAAACGCAGATGTATTGGAATTATATCTGAAATAACCATTTACTCCAGTGGGTCTTTGTGCTGTAGTTCCAACAGGAACCAGAATAGCATCATTGGCTGTTATGTGAACAGTTACTGAAGGTGAGTTATTTCCTATAGACAGTCCCTTACGGACTAGAAAATGTTTATCTGCCAAAGTTCATTCTCCCTGTTGGCTGTTTATTGATTATTTATATTACTAAACAATATATGATCTGAAATTGTAGATGTTTTCTTTATTCTATAATCATATTCTTGAAACAAAGAAATTATTTTATTTTTAGAAACACCTTTATGAAATTCTACTATGACATTCATTTTATTATTCTTTAATGTATTTATAGCAGTATCAAATACGAATTCTTCAGCACCTTCTATATCACACTTAATAAATCCTATATCTTTATCTTTACAAAATTCATCTATCGTAGTAGCTTCTACTTCTATAAAATCAAAATCTTGATATGTTTTTGCCATATCATTAGAGATAGTATGCATATATGGATTATTATTTAGAAATAATTTTACAGGAAGACTGTTGTTTGATATTGCTTGTGGAATTATAATAACATTTTCGTCTATGCCTCGAAAATGCATTTTCTTTATATTTTGTGGATGGGGTTCAAATGCATATACAGTCTTAAATTTTTTAGAAAGTCTTTTGGATATAGTGCCTTGATGGGCTCCTATATCAAGGGCTATTTTATTCGATGGTTCTAGATTTTCTATTATATCAAAAATAAAAGGCTCATGCATTATGGAAATACTTGAGTGTTACTTACATCAAAGACTCTTAAAGTGACATTTGCCCAATAAGTAGCAGATCCATTAGACGATAAAACCTCTCCTGGATTACCAAAAGATCCATTAGCTCTTAAACCAACAGTAACAGTAGAATTTCCTAATACTACATTATTTTGAAAAGACAAAGAAGATGAATTCACTGTTGCTATTATATTATTAGCAGCAACAATATTGACGGTATTTGTACCAGCATACTGTATTCTAGTATTACCAGTTGATTCAAAAACTAAATTTGCTGCTTGAATTGTTGACATTTATATTCCTTCAATTTTTAATTATATGCAACATCGACTTGGGAAAATTTTGTAATGCTATCATTGTTGATTTGTTCGTTTACATTTAATTCAGTATTAAAACATGATTGAACATGAGCAGCAACAGAACTAGCAATTTCAATAATTGTTTGTGAATTTGCCTGGATAAATCCGTTACCTGTTTTAAAATTAATTGTTGTATTTGGTTGTAATTGAAAAAGAGTAATAATACCGTTTATCATAGATTGAGATTGTCTGTCCGTATAAATGAAATTATTTGATATAATAATACCTGAAGTCTCTTTTGTGTATCTGGTATTTGCTGAATATAACAACAATTCAGATTTATCTGGATTTCTATATTCAAGAGTTACGACAATTTTTGTTCCATCAAATGTTATTGTAGATTTATCTGTACGAATCAAATCCAAAGATGTGTTACTAACTTCCCATCTTTCTACAAGTTTGTAACCAGAATAATCTGTATTTAAATTAGGCGCATGAATATGATCACCATTAGGTAAAATAATAGGATTTGGCGCTGGTTCAGAGTTCCAGTATTGAATTTCTGTATTATTTGAATCTACTAGAGAATATCCTAATTTTTGTTCCATTTTACATTCCTAACATTGGCATATTAAATCCTGTAATTACTGGAGAATAGGTTTGTACTATTATTCCTTGTTTTCCTGCGCCTGATGTTGGAGAGCCTGTGGTACTGGCCGCTCCCCCACCAGCGCCACCATAATTTGCACCAGAGCCTCCAGTAGTTATTGCTCCGGCAATGCCACCACCTCCTCCTGAACCACAACCAGCAGTTGTAAATTCTGTACCAGAATTTCCTGCACCGCCTGTAGCACCACCAGCAGTACCACCTGCTGTATTACCATTATTTGCTGAACCTCCTGCTGAAGCAAGATTAGTCGTATTTGAAGAATTTCCTCCATTACCAGCCGGTCCTGCTGCACCACCTCCACCCGATGCAGCAGACTGACCGGCCCCACCGGCTGTTGTTGCAGTGCCGCTTGCTCCTCCAGCATATTTTATAGTTCCAACGCCGCCTGTTGTTCCTCCAGGTGCGCTTGCTGATGTGTTTAATCCAATAACTCTTGTTCCAGCAGAACCACCAAAAGCGCTGACTGATGCATTAGATACTGTTGTGCCATTATACCATGTATTTGGGCCTGAGTTTCCGCCAGCATTTGCTCCTGTGACCGCAGCCCCTCCAGTATTAAGAAAAAATGTAACAGAAGCGCCTCTTGTTAAAGATAAATTAGAACTTGCAGAATATGCTCCACCTCCGCCGCCCGTCGCTTCACCGCTGTTTGCTACACCTCCGCTTCCACCCCCACCAATGGTTTCTACTTTGTTAGAATTACTATTCCAATCAGAAGGTACAGTATCAGTTTGGTTAGATGCTGATGTTGATGTAATTAATCTTTGTGTTGCAAAATCATATGATAAATCAGGTCCAATATCTGGATGCCATTGTGGTGTTGGCAATTTCCACAATTCTTTTTCATATTTTAATGTATCGTTTGCAATTGCCCATAAAAATGCATCAAAATCATCTCTTGAATCAAACCAACCAACCCATCTAATAAATCCATCGTTTAATCTG